ACTCCCCCAATATCTGTTTGTTTCTTTATACCCTTACTAGAATTCCACCCTTCGTTCGCAATTCTCTTGTATTCTTCTTTGATAAGTCGTGTTAATATTTCTTTAGTTATTTTCATTTTTATCTCCGTATCTTAGTTTAACTACATAATTTGGCTTATTAAGCTTTGTGATAGCTCGGGTGCTGCGATTTTGGTAGTGATTCTCCAACATTGCTAGCGAATTGGGATAGCTTCAACAGTTTTTGACTATAATTAATTACTTGATCCTGATCAATATCTTGGGACTTCAACTCATCTGCGGCCCATTTGATATCGTTCTGTTCGAGGTGCTTTATCAAAAAAAGGTGTATTTTTTCTTCGCTGGGACCATCGTATGCCCCCTCTAATACATTGTTAAGTTCTTCCTTAATAATTTGCTTTATCTGTTCTTTGGTTAATTTCATTTTTAAGTTCCTTTAGTAAGCGGGCGCTACCCGCCCGAGTCAGCTTCCTGAGCAACAACGCCTAACTGGTTGTAACATCCATTTAATCATGATCTTCTCCTTTATTTATTTTTATCCCATTATCATTCAATAACATTGAAAGGAAATAGGATGTACCCGATCCTACCCAGCCGGCAATAAACATATTCCCGATTGAGTACTTGAATGTAAATAGTTCTGTCCATGCGTTTATGAAGAATAAAAACATCCCAACCCAGAAGCCCATGCACATAACACAGTTGGCCATATATCCTATAAGGCCATACTGGTCTCGTTTAGGACGCAGTTTTTCAAAGACCTTTGAATATACTAAAATTTGTGTCAGCCCGTAACATGCCAATATAAACCAAATCATACCTAAATCCATCTCCACCATTGTGATATTCACAGTATTACTCCGCGTGCTTCTTGAGCCAATCAGAAGCTATGTGCCATATAACCGCTAACTCTTCTTGGCTATACTGACGGTTGCGAGGCACACCCTCACCGGATTCAATTGCCTTCATGATATCGTCTATTTCTAAAATACCGGATCGCATCATTTGGTAGACCGCATTGATCTCTGGTTCAAAAATGAGAGATTGTTCCACGGCGGCTTTTTTTATGATCTTTACCTCCGCGTCATCTTTCGGTATTCGACCAGTGTCAATGAGGCGCTCAATCTCCGTCTCCATGGCGTTGTCTTCGCCTCCCTTTAGAGCAGCAGCAATATCTGAAACCTCTTGTTCATACTTCCTATTTGTTTCCTCGGACTCATTCGTCGTGCTGGGTTTTTTGACTCCAAGACCATCCCCTCTTGGGCTCATCTTGATGTTCGACCTGCGAGTCATTTTGACGCTTGGTTGGAAATCCGGTTCATCAGCAGGCGGCGTCACTGCGGCGGGGGCCACGTAGGGCTTCCGCTTTCGCCTTGGGGGTGTCGGGTAATGCCTTTGCAGCGGTGGCTCCTCGGCTTCACTTATAAACCTTCTCCACGTTTCAAATAATTTTTTCATTAGTAACTATATCTCCCGTAATAGTATGGTGAAAACAATCCATTTTGCCTAATCGATCCTTTCTCTTCTTCATGCGGGACCTCTCCAAGTTCTGTCGCATTTTCATCATCGGGGTCTAACATCGCTCCTTGATACATATCTTCATAAGCCTCGTCAGCTTCCATATAAGGCTTCTCTTTATTCATCCACTCGCTGATTTGATACAACGAAACCTTGACCGCATCTAAATCATTTGACTTATGGATTTTCCCTTCAAGAGAACCATAAACATTTCCCCCTTGAATAGAATCATATTCTATAATTCCGAATCTGCGTAAATGTTCCATCAATCGATTCTCCGCGCCATAAACAATTTCTGACATTAGGTCTTTGGCGAAGGCAACAATCTTTTTCTTTTCCGTCATAACAACTATGTCGATATCTTTATGATCAAAAATTAGGATATCTCCGTTTAAAGCTCGGCGAGCCTGCATACTAAAGATGATCTTTTCTTCATTCGGATTAACTATCTCAATCCGAATCATATTAGGGTCTTCCGGAGGGGATATACTTAGAGTGATTGTCTCTGGCTCAGGTGGAGCTACGGGAGCATCACCTGAAATACTAATTATTGGCATTTTTGTTGATCTCCCCGATTAAGTCTTGAATATAAAAGATGTCTTTAACCATATCTTCACTGATAGGGGTCTCTGCGAATTGCTCTAATTTTTCTAAAACCTTGTTACCACGTTGTTTATATACATCTGAGGCAGTTGGTGATTCTATTATTAATTGCATTTCTCTCTTCAACCTTCCAAGTTCTTCGTTCATAAAAACTTTAAGCCCAAGGCCATTATCAGAGAAAGAAATGATATAGTTGGTAAGTAATGTTCTCTGTTCATTTCGCAGAGAGTGCTTATAAGTTTCGTTAAACTTATTCACAAAAGTGTTGTATGTGAGATTATCTATATGTTTTAAATCTTTTGTTACTGCTGTTTTACCAGCAACCATCTGAAACATCCTGTCTTCTGTAACAATCCTTTGTTTCGCTTTCAGGTCCGATGATTGTAGAAACAACCCAACCGTAGCAATATCACGGTAATTGTCAATAAAGTTTTTGAATGATTCCGGTGTTAGTGTTTCGTTTATTTGTTTGATTAGGCTAGTCTGTAAATTAAATACTTTTTTACGATTGAGAGTTTCCCAGTCTTTTCTAACCTCTACCATTAAGCGTCTGGCATATTTATCTTTCGCTCCTTTGGTTTCTAACAATTGTTTATATAATTGTAAGTCCTCTTGGAGAGGAGAATTTTTTGCAAAAAACTCCTTTATGATAGATATAACTTTTACTTTGTTAGGGTTATCTTTACGAACAATAGTTTTTGTTAATTCTTTAATCAAACATTCGTAAAGAAAAGCGGTATTTCTTTTCTTATTGTGCTTCATGCTTTTTATCCTTATCAAACAATGACGTAATTAGATTTCTCACATCAGCGTCTATATTAAATAGTTTCTGTTCTTCTAAATCCTCAAATGACTTTCCTTCATTAATATTTCCGTAAGCAATCGAGTCTATTTTAGGTGATACCATTCCGGCCAAAGAACCTGCGGGCTTTCTTGTTCTTGCTGTATTCCCGTACTCACTGGCTTTTCTGTGGAACTGCGAATGTCGCTTCTTTCTAGCGGGACTTCCTGCTCCTTTTTTCATTTTGTATGGTTCCCTTTTATAGGCAGGTTCATCATCGTCCTTCCTGTGTCCGGGTGGTTCTGCTAGTAACACATCTTCATCTCCACCGGCATCTGCCCCACCACCGGCATCTGCCCCAGCATCGCCGAGGTCATCGAGATCGCCTCCGAGATCATCGCCATCCCCTCCAAGGTCACCGCCAAGATCGTCCAGTCCTCCAGCCATACCTCCATCGCCTCCGAGGTCCTCACCACCTTCACCACCAGCAGCGGCGGCTTCTAATTTAGCAGCAAACTTCTTATCGAAGAATAATTCTCTTTGGTTACGAAGGAATTCATCCTCTGACATTGCAAACAGGTGTTCTGCAACCCAACGCTTGCTAAAGTAACCTTCAGTCGCATTTCCAGCCACAGAAAATTTCTTGTCCCAGTGCTCAAGCTCTTGTAATTCTGCAATCTTTGAGGGATTATTCAAGAATAGTTTAAATGATAAAAGATCGTCGTTCCTATAGCCAAGAGTGAATAGGTGGATAATCCCAACCTTCTCAAGCTCTGCAACAACAACCCGCTGTAGTCTTTGGATAGTCCTTGCAAAGCGTATATCTTTTTGAGCAAGAGTTGTTTTATCTTCTGACGCCCCTTCGCCCATTGTTAAATAAGACTGTGGGACTTTAAGAGCAGCAAATAATTTGTCTCTCAAATATTTAACATCATCCACTTGACCTGTAAAGTTGCCTCCCGGTAAACTAGTAATTTCTGTATTTGACGCTCCGCGAACAGGTATATAATAATCTTCTTCTATGGAGAGAGGGTTATAACGTAAGTCAATCTTCCCTGTTGCCGAGTCTACAAGTTGATGTCTTTTCATTTGAGTCATAACTTTCTGCATATACTGTTCAACATCTTGCGGCGCGATAGAGCCAACATCAATTTTAAAAACTCGCCTCTCCGGCGCTCGTACAATTCGGTATGCCATCATAGCATCCTCAAGCAGAATCAATTGCCTATAGATGCGCCTAGAGGCTTCTAAGACACTCGTTCCGTATGGGGCGTGCTTGTCATTGCCTAGGATCCTAAAGTGCGCCATTTGCCAGTTCTCGAGCGTTAAACCACCACTATTCCATTGGAACTGGACATAGTTTGGATTTGTAACATCCTCTCCTTCAAGTCGTTCAATTTCTTGCGAAGGGAGACCGATTGCATTTTTAATTCCAAGCTCATCATCGATATCCATATAAAGAAAAAGGTCTCCATATTTACACATCGTCCGACACCAGCCAAAAAGGTTATGATTGATGTTGAGGATATTATGATACAGATTGTCGAGAATATGCTTGATCTCTTCGTTCGGGCACTTAATTCGCAACATTGGATTTATACTAGAGTGGGTAGTCATTTCATCAGCATAGATGTCTAAGGAGGAAGCGATTTCAGGAACATACTCCATTTCGTCGAAATCAACATACCTTTCGGTTCTGTTACGATTAGACACCATATTCATCGCCACA